ACAATCAGTGTATACTCCGCCCGATACACTTGAAGAAGCTGAAGCACTCATTTTTGCCAATCAACTTCGTATGAAACAACGCATCACTAATATTGCGACTCAAAGTTCTTGTGATGACAATGCCGAGGCCGTTGCCGTGAATGTCTTCCGTAACCAAGGTCGTATTTTCAACAAACTTGGCAATTCAGTTGGTTATGTTGGTCTTTGTGCTCGCACAATCATGGTTCCTCTCCACATAATTCATCCATATACTGAAGGCGATGTATTCATAGTTCATCGATTTAAACAAACCTATCCAGTCAAAATTTTTACACGTCATATTAAACGTTTCCCATTTGAATCTACTCGCGGTACATTCAATGAAGAGTATTGCTTACTCGATTTGACTGAATTTGCAAATATTCCATCATTTACTGACATTCGCCATCATTTTATTACACGTGCTGAACTTCCACTCGCCCAAAACATTCCAGTAAAATTGCAAATTGTTGAGAAAAATTTGACCCGCACCATTAAAGAAGCTTCCACCTCCAAATTAACTGGTGAATTACACGGCAAACATTCAGCCGATGTGCATTCAGCCTGTCCTTACGGTATTGAATATCGTATCTCAACTGTCCGAGGTGATTGTGGTGGCCTTGTCATCGGCATGAACAAAGCGTTGCAGAGCAAAGTGATCGGAATGCATTGTTTTGGTTCAGACAAAGATAAGAGCGTTGGATACGGATTCATTGCTCTTGGGGAACGTGTAACAGAATTGAACTTACACACACAGTGCGCGTCTGCACCACCTTATGAGTATCTTCGTAGTCTTGCAACACCTGTTGACGAAGAGGACTTACCATCATACACACCCCCTGGACGACACATCATTCTTGGACTCAACAAAGAGCGCTGTCTTGCTTCACCTTTAAAATCGGATATCAAACCATCACCAATTTTTGATCAGGCGTTTATCCATGAAACCGAACCTGTTTGTCTGTCACCTCGTGACCCTCGTAATTTGTCTGGTTCGACTCCATTGGTTAATTGTGTTAAAAAATTTGATTCTTATACTGAACCTTGGGACTATCAAGATCGTGTCGTGGCTCGTGAATATTCTTTGAAGGAATTCTTTGATTTTACAGCCGACTACAATGGACCCAAGCGTTTGTTGACACAACATGAAGCAATTAATGGTGTACCAGGTTTCGTTGAACCGATGAACTTCCGAACATCTCCAGGTTATCCATTTGTCTTACAAAAGCAACCAGCACAAATTGGCAAATTGTCTTTCTTTGATCGAGCTGGCGAACTACCATCTGGACAAGTGCTTTACAAACCAAAACCCGAACTTCAAGCAAGCATCGACAATATCCTTCGAACAGCAAAGGAGGAATTTTGGTGCCGTGACAATTTTTACATGGACTGGCTTAAGGATGAACGTCGAAAGATCGACCGCGTTCAAGCAGGCAAGACCCGAATGTTCAACATTCATAATTGTGCTTGGCTCATCGTCATGCGCATTTATTTTGGTGCATTTATGGCAGCTTACAATCATGCTATGATCATCAATGGATCAAGTCTTGGAATCAACATGTTTGGGCCTGACGTCACCAAACTTATTCGCTATTTACAACATGTTGGTGACAATTGGTGGGACGCTGATATCCGTAACTTTGATGGTACTGCGTCATTTGAAGAGATTTTTGACTCCTTGTGGGTAGCAAAGAACTGGCTACTCAAATTCGTCAAGCTGGACCACACCATAAACATCGTTGGTGAAAGTGCCATGTGGAGAATTCATATCATCGGAATTCTCATGTACATAGCTCTCATTGGGGTACCATCCGGGTGGCTTCTAACCGCACTCATTGACACTGAAATCAACAAACAACGCCGCGACAAAGTCTGGAGATTCTTGATGCGACTTTTCAAACAATTTCATCTTATGCGTCTTTCTGTCAAACGACAAAAAGCTCGCGAAAACGGAAACGGGGACGACATCCTCGGTGCTGTTTCAGATGAAGTCAAACACATTTACAATCCTGACAACATTTGTAATGTTCTCCAACAACATGGAATCGATGCTACTCCACCAACAAAAGGTGAGGGAGCTGCTGTTGGTGGCTTTCGAGCCATTGACGATGTTACTTACCTTAAGAGCAGATTCCGCCGTCAACCTCAACATCCAAATTACTACGTCTCACAAATGTCAAAAACAACCATTCATGAGCTTGCCAATTGGATACGAACATCTTCCAATGATATCACAATGCTGAAAAGCAATATTGATGATATGGAACGCTTCCTCTTTGCTTACGGGGAACAAGAGTATTACACCACTCTTGCGAAAGTCACTGAGGCGATGAACGCTATCGGAGAGTCATATCAACCGACTCCTTATATCGAACATCTGCAGAACTGGGAAGCCGAGCATGGTTTTTATGACCCGGCCTAATTGAATCAACACCTTTACGTCAACTCGTCCAACAATTCTT